TTTAAGTAATGCAACAAGATTTTAGGGATAAAATACTTCAAGTATTCCCAACAATAATTTATCGAGATAATATTCCAACAATTAAAAAACCTAAGTCAATAGAAAAACTTACATTTAAAAATGGTTTTACTACAATAGATAAAGTTTTAGATTTACCTGAATTTAAAGAAATAAAAACTGAACTAGAAAAACACCTGAAGATATATGTTTATGATATTTTAGATATTAGTAAACATATAGAATTTTATATAACTCGATCGTGGCTTTTTAAACGTCTTAAAGTAGAAGGTGCGGGGGAAACCCATAACCATCGTAATTCCTTTTTCACAGGAACATTATATCTAGAATTAGACGAAGGTAAAGATTATATAGGTTTTAGACGATCTACTGAGTATTCTTATGTTAACTATGATTATGAAAAAAGTAATATATATAATCAACAACAAGTTAATTATTTCCCTAAGAAAAATGATTTAATTATTTTTGATGCTAAGATGTATCATCAGGTTGGGCCCCACGTTACTAATAATGAGAGGCTAGCTCTGCCTTTTGAAGTTTTTGGAAAAGGTTATTTTGGAAAAGCTCAAACGTTAGAAGCCTATAATCATGGGGAATTATACTTAAAATAATTCTATCTATCGGTATCGAAATCTTGCCAGGTTTTATCAAAAACGTATGTTTCAGGAGTATTACCTGCAGCTATCCATTCTTCATATGTAGTGGTTCCTTCTTCTTCCCATCTTAATTTTGCTACTTCTATTTGCGATTGTCGTGTTCCACCCCAATCAAGTAATCCTTGAACAGTAGTGCCATCAACAACATCATCAACCGAATTTAGATTTGTATTGCCAGTCATATTTCCAGTTGCAGGATCCTTTGTTTGAAATTCATTTTGACCGAGTAAATCATTCCAAATAACAGCATGAATATTTGAGGCTAATGAGGGCATAGCGTTTCCTCTATCGTCCCACGCAATAAAAAAGTTATCATCGACAGTGATTGAATCTCCGTTTGATATTACTATTTGTGTTGCCATATCTTAATATCTAATTATGTAGTTAACCACCACGTAAGGTGAAAAAGTATTTGTTCCTGAAGCGGTCACTGCTCCTGTTAGAGCATTTGTTATTGCATTTGTTAGTGCCACAGTTCCTGTTAGACTTCCTGCTAAAGTATGAGCATGGTTATGACCAGTTCCACTACCAGAGTCAGCAATTCCTGAAAATGCCTGACCCTGTAAAATTTTTCGTGTTATATTATAATCACTTTGTATACCACTAGAACCATAAGTTTGCCACTTATCAACCTGGTGACTGTGAGCTGCTAATTGAGCAGTTGTTAGTGACGTATTGGAGATATCTCCTGTCACTGTTACAGCCTGATTGTTCGCTAGAGTACTATTAACTGCACTATTGACTGCCTGGTTGTTCGTCACGGCCACCGTCACGGTGTTCGCGCCTCCAGTTCCAGCTAAGTTATAAGTATTTCCATCATATCCTTGAGGCATTTTTCCTTGAAGATCTGGAACATTAAAATGTGTTCCATCAGCTGTGCCATAAGTTGTTCCTATGACAGCGAATAAATCCGCATACGTTCCTGTTCTTACAAGAGATGCTCCATCGCAAAGAACAAATCCATCAGGAGCTGTTGCTTTTCCCCAAGGCTTAATTTCGCCTACTTGACTTCTTTGTGTTAATTGTTGTAAATTTGCCATTAGTCGTTATTTGCTAGCCTCCATCCGTTAGTTGAATCTGAGTATACCAGTTTTATTGCAGCATTGTTAGTAGAAATTATTAAATCTGCTGCCGCTCCTTGTATATTTTCAGAGTTTCTTCCAACTGTTATGTTATCCGTTGCGGCATTTCCTACCGCGTCAATAATACTTACTTCATCTCCTAGAGTCGGAGTTGCAGGAAGCGTCACTGTAAACGCGGCTGTATCAGCCGTATCACAGAAAACTCCTTCTCCTGCTGCAGCTGTATAACCAGCTGTTTTAATTGCTTGCCATGCAGTACCAGCTGTGCCCCATGATAGGACTCCAGCAGTCGTTGATTTTAAAGCTTGTCCATCAGCAGTTGCAACTCCTCCTGGCCAAGTAACCGTATAGGTAACCGTAGTACCTGCAGCTTGATGGGCAATATGTTCCCCACCAGTAGTATCTTGTAATCTTAAATCTCCTTGAGCAACAACATCTAATTGCGTTACACTAGGGGAATCAATATTTCCATCGGCATTTTTAATTATAGCTTTACTGGCTGGTAATGTACAGAATATTTCTTTTGTTCCAGCTCCAAAGTCTACTGCGCTATCACTGTTAGAACTTGAAATTGGTGTTGTACGTGTAATGGTAGAACTGTCACCAGCTAAAGTTCCTAATCCTACTTCCCACTCCGTAGGAGTGTCAGTATTAACAATTGCATAGTATGTAGTATTTGAATTACCAATACCCGCTGCGAATGTTTCGAAGCCAGATGTTGCTCCGGCAAAGGTCATTGCCCCCGTTCCAGTTGTGGACGAGGTTTCCTTTACACGGTCATTAATTACTAATGCCATTTAAGCTCCCTACGCTAATCTTAGAATAGCGTTGGATGCGTCTGCTGCTGGAAACTGAATGGTAAATGTTCCCGCTGTCGATGTTTTATCCCCGCCAAAATCTAATGCTACAACAGCTTTATCAGATGCAGAAGAGTTATAAATTAATGCTCCTCTTGCAGTTATTGTTGCTGTTGACCATGACGTGTCTGCAAAATCACAAACAGCCGTATCGGTACTTAATGCTGGAGTAACACTTGTTAAAGTATTTCCACCCGCAGTATATCCTGTGCCAGATACTTCGTTGTCTGTTGAATCGTAGACAGTCGTTGATTTATTTAATGTAGCGGAGTTAGTAAACAAAGCAATTTTAAAAGTATTTCCTGTAGTCGCAGTAAAATTATGCGTTGCAGTTAATACCTGAGTTTTAAAACTGTTTGCTACAGCTTGAGTTATTGCCATATTATTGTCCTCCTGGTTGTGTTGTGCCACCCATTGGCTTTATTGATCCTAGTTGAGGTTGAAGCGATGGACGTGGTATTCTGAGTGCACCATGCATATAGTCATCACGTTTCGCTCTTCCCATTTGTTGCATCGCTAAAGCTTGAATAGCTTGAGCGTATGATTGTGTATAAGTTTGCAGCATCTCCATGGGGCCCTTTAAAAATGTGAAGGCTTCCACAAGACAACCGTATAACACCGCTCTTGGGGCATTAAGGCTTAACCAAGACGTTGTATTAGAACTAGATAATCTAACATCTAGTTTACTTAATGCAAGTTCAAATGTCAATGCTGAACTTGGTGTTGGAACAACATATATACTGTTGTAATCCCATTGTGTATAATATTTAGGAGTACCTGTCAAGTTTCTATTTGGCCAATACTCATTTAAAAAAGATCTATCTTTTTCCTCTAAAAATGTCCTATCTCCGGTAGTAGTAGCTGATGCTGAATCTGCAACAACATTGACACTTCTAATAACAGAGAATGTTGCGGGAGTAGGAGCTGTTCCTCCAGGAACAATCAAAAAAGGGTTAGAGGAGGTAAACGTTGTATATTGGTAATCATGAAAGGCTGGAATATCCAGTTCTCTTACAATTTCATTTTCGGTATGTTCTAAAAAACCATCGGTAATAGTAGATGTTAAAACATCTGTAGATACTTCTGTATAATCTAATATTTGTTGTGTTATTGATGCGTAAGTTGCCATTATGAGCTTATAGTTACAGGGCCTGCTGAAACAGGATAACCTCCTCCATTAATTCCACCAGTAGTAGCGGTGGAAGATCCAGTAGAAAAATAATACCAATCTTCGGATCCGTCACTTGATCCCGATACATATTTTCCAATTGTAATTGTATAACCAGCTGCTGCACAAAGGATTGCTCCTGTAATTCCATCTACTGCTTCACAATCATTAAATGTATCACTTTCCGAAGATACAAACGGAATTCCTCTAAATCTAATTGTATCTCCAGTAGATCTTCCATGATTGGGAGAAAAAACGTTTATAACTTGTGATCCGGAAGCGTAAGTTTCAAATGGATTATTAGGCAATAAAATTAGTGTTGCGGGTTCTATCCTAGCTGGCCTAGCATGTTGTAAGGCTTGGGGATCAGGTGAATGTTCGTGTGGCATTAACTGTGGGGCCTTAGGCTCATATTCACTTGTATGCACACGAGCTCCTGTCCATTCCGTAACCATTTCTGTATAGGGAAATTGTAGCCCACTACGATCAGAAATGAATAATGCAAATTTTCCTTTGGCGTAAGCCATGCATTAAATCCAAGTATACTTGCCGCCTTTTTTAGCAGCGCCCATTGATTGCATAGTTCCAGTAACTTTTCCTTTGGAAATCTTAAAAGATTCACCACCAGAAGCTTTCCCTTCACTAGTAGGTGCAATGCCTTTAGTAGTAATAGCACCTGCTTTCACAGCTTTTGGTGTTTCTGCAGTGCCTCTATCACTCCAGACGCCAGCTTTCTTTCCAGAAGCTTCACGGCTATTGGCTGTTTTTTTATTCCATAATGGATTGCTCATTTATCCTCCTTTTTACATTCACAGTTCTGACATTCACAATTGTCTCCACAATTGCAGTCAGGACCACATTTTTCACACCCCATATCTCCTCCTACGGTATGTAAGCTTGTGCTGGTTTAACTCTAAAAGAAACTCGTTCTCTGTTAGTATCCGCAGCACGTTCAAATTCTTCATCATAAATACCTTTTAACATAGCACTCATCATTGGTGCTCTTTTTATACTTATATAATACGCTAATCCAGCCGTCAAGCAAGGAAGAAACGCAAAGGGCACATCTACATTATTTTGATATCCAGAATTAGTAGCTCCTGCATCTTCAATTCTATTAATATAAAAATATTTAAAAACATAAGCTTTATCCGGAGTAGGATAAAGAAATACTCTCATATCATTTTCTGGTCTCCCACTTGTGGCCGTTGTATCATCCGTAATATCACTATAAGTACTGGTGCCAGAAATCATAGTAAATTGTGTAGGTCTAGCGGTGCCAGCACTTCCTGTCTGATTCTTTCTGGTTAAATTCATATATTCTGTTCTAGAAATTTTAGTTATGACAACGTCAGTAGTAGAACTACCACTTTCTAAGGCTCTATTTACAGGAGTTGAATCTGTTGCATCATATGCAGTTGTAGTAATTGTAGCGTCAACTATATCTACAACCTTTTGATCAATAGCAAAGTTATTTGTTCCTGCAGTTAAAGTTTGATACCAATAATCTATAGTCCATAAATTGAGACCTCGATTAGCCCATTCTGAAAGCATTAAATTTAAAGATACACGAGCTGTCTTAAGATCATAACCCATGCGCACCTCAAGTCCACATCTCTCAAATGCTTCCTCGATTATCTCTTCTACGCTAAGATTAAATGTTCTAGTGCTTGAATAAGCCATTAAACCTCCTAACTAGAAATCGCTACATAATGTTTAAGCCATTCCATTTGAACGTATACAGTATCGCCAGCAGTTCTAGCTGGATTGAGAATGGCCACATCGCCAGTGTACCCACCGGCTGCCTTATTAGCCACTGTAGGCGTTAAACCACCAGTAGAGCTAAAATCATAATCTCCATATCCATTCAATACTAAGAAAGGTATTTGAGTAGTGGC